TTTTATCATCTCTTGCTTCAGTCAATAATGATTGATAATCTAATCTAACTTGACTATCAGGAACTTGTAATTCACCAGAAAACTTACCCCATATTCTACCAAGTGTTTCTTTACAATAAGCAATAAAATACTTCCTCACCCAGTTTTGTGATGGACCATTTAACTTATGCCACACAAGACGATCTGTCATAATATCTGATGGTAATTTAACAATATCATCCATATTATTTCTGTCCAAACATGTATCCATTTCAGTCGTATCATAATACCAATACCAAACATGGTAATTGTTACTTCGTAACGAACCAAAATCAAACCGTCCACCTGGCGTATTATATAAATGAACTAGTTTTTCGCCAGTTGGAAGAGCTGTTATTCTATATGTTAATTCACCACCAATTAATCTGTTTTTAAGGTTTCTATCTTGCATTCTTAATAAAAGGTCATAGGCTGGTAACATAAAATATGAACCAGACGTACCAACTTGAGCAAAACCACCAACGCCACCGAAACCAACACCACCAAGACCACCAAAACCACCCAAGAATGGGTCGACAATTGAATCAGTTAATTCGGCTCTGGTAAACCATAATAATTCATTAATTTCTCTTCCTGCTGGTATTACATATGTTTGAGTGTTAGCAGATAGTGCGAAATAATCTTTATGTAAAACATATGGACCACCGGCTTGTAAACCAACAATTTTCGAATATGCATATGTGTATTGTGTCATATAATCTAAACTTCTTGTTGTGAATGCCCTGGCTAGTGATTGTGAATCAATATCAAGTCCAGCTAATGATGCCCATTGTGATTCAATAAGCCAATCATTCACATATTGTTCATATTCTGCAATTGATAACTCTAGAAGTGAATCCATTTGCTCTTCAGTTAGTTCTACACCCCTAACTGGTACACCTAAAAGATGAAGAACTTGTGTAAAAAGTTTTTCCCGTTCGTCTGCATTAATTACTGTGGTTGCCATGCTATTAATTTCTTTATTATAAATATTTGATATTTTTATTTAATAATCGTATATTTGTTTATATGACAAACTCAGAGATTTTAAAAGAGATTCTAATTGAATGTAACAAAAGACGTATCGATTTTACTATATCTCAAGAAGAAGATGAAATTAATGTAAAATATGTGGAAGGTGACCCTAATAGTGTTTACTTAAATATCCCTGACTTTGATAATGAAAATCTCCCAAATATTTTAATGAATTGTTTAGAAAAAATTAAAACAATTCCTTCATGAGTTCCTTTCCGAAACTTTCAGAATATTCACCGTCACCCATTACTTGATCAATCACATCTTTTTTTCTCATTAAAATGTTATAGATAATTTGTTCAATTGTGTTTTCAAAAATTGGATAATATATTAAAACATTGTTTTGCTGACCCTGACGACAAGCTCTATCCTCAGCCTGACTGTGATGTGATGGTACAAAAGATAAATCATTCATAATAACAACTTCTGCTGCTGTTAAATTTATACCAATACCAGCCGCAATGATATTACCAATTAAAATTTTAATCTTAGGATCATTTTGAAATTTATCTATAGCAACATCACGTTTTGATGGTGACATCCTACCATCGTATATTACTGAATTTCTAGGATATTTTTCATGCAACATATCTAAAGGTAATGTAAAATTAGTAAAAACAATAACCTTTTTATTTAATTCAAGACATTTATCGATCAATTCACACGTATATGGAATTTTTTCGTTTGCAATTATTTGCCTAACTTTGACGAGACGATTAATCGTAATTGCAATGCTTTCTTTTTTTCTCTCATCTTCAGCTATCCTCATAAATTCCTCTAATTCTTCATTATAGAAAGTACTTTGTAATTCTAGAAAAATAGGAGAAATTGTTTTTTCTGGTAATCCGGGTATTTCAGTTTTTAATCTTCTTAATACAATATTTTTGGTTCTTTCTCGTAATTCATCCAAATTGCTATGACCACTAGTATTCCAGATTGTTCTACCATGAGCCTTAAAACGAAATCCTTTACAATATCTCTTCACGTAATGTTGCCAATTCAATGCAACTGGAGAATTAACAATTTTTAAAAGATTATAATAATTTATTGGCCTGTTTGTCATTGGTGTCCCAGTTAACAACCATACTTTTGGTATTTTTTTAAGAATATCATTCATCAGTTTTGTCCGTTGGCTTGATGGATTACTAAGATAATGTGCTTCGTCTACAATTACAAGTTCAAAATTTTCTTTTTGTATTAAATTAATATCATTTTCTTCATCATTTTTCTTGGTTGTATGATAATTTTTAAGAATATCATAATTTATAATATAAAAATCAAATGTAGAACCCCATTTTCTACCTTCGACTATTAACACCGGACGATCAGTATAATTTTTTATCTCTCTTTTCCAATTAATTTTAACACTTGCCGGACAAACTATCAAAATTTTCTTTGCTTCCGACTCTAATGCAGCAATTATTGCTGATGTTGTGTTATGAGTCACGATGCCATGATTAACAACATATAATTTATCGGGAGAATCCACCGCAATACACACCGATTCGCCCTGTTTTTCAAATTTTATGTCTTTTATGTATCTTCCGACCTGGTATTTTTCGGGTTCATGGTATCTTTCAGCTTTTCGTTTTAATCTAAAAGGATTCATTCCTTTAGCCAATTTCATATTTACCCTATATGATATGTTACATTCTTTACGAGTCCCATTTTTAACATAAAACGACCTACGAGTTCGTTTCCTAGCGACACCACCCAAAGAATGTACTATCTCAATTAAATCATCACATAATCTTTCAGAGATTGTTAAGTATTCCGTTGATAAAAACGATCCAGTTTTACTAAAAGCACAGTATCCATCAGTATCCATTAACCCCTGTAGTAGCGATATCCGATTCTCAATCGATGAATATTTGTAAATGTCAGGAATAAATTTATTATTTGAACGACAATTTTGTATGTTTAACTTTTCCAGTATATCTCCAACATTAATATATCCTGTTTTTATGTGTGGCCTTGTACGACATTCAATCGGATGTAAGTTATATGACTCAAATAACTCGTTATAATCGTCCTTATGAACTGAAAATCTTATTTTTTTTTCATCTAAATACCCGTCACCGAGAAATAAACCAAAAAGATATGGATCAATAGGAAGCGGATTAGTGTTATCAAATTCTATAGGATCAACCATAGGAATTTGCCACTTTGAATCTCCATTTTTAACTTTATAATATGTTGAAAATTTATATTTTTTATCTTTATTATATCCTGATCCGTTTATCTCCAAAACAAGATCTTTATCCATCATTTGTTCAACACTTAAAATAATATCTTTTTCTTCCCTATTATTTTTTGTGTTTTTACCAAAATTACTCGAATATACTTTAAATAAATGACTTTTATCTGCTAATATTGAATAACCATCATTAAATGTTATTCTATATAAATCCATAACACCCTGTGGGAATACGCCTATTATCTTACATTTTTTACCATTCGAACCAATTACTTCATCACCAGCTTTTAGTTTTCCTATTTCAACTTTTCCTTTAGGCGTTATTACTAATTCATTAATACTTAGACCTTTACCTAACCCCATATCATCAGCCAAAATGAACCTATTATTAGCCAAAAGTGACTCAATTGCTTTAGGTTGCCATGGTTTTGGTGGTCTATGACTATATTTTGAATAATCGATTTCTCTTTTTAATTTTTTTTCAGGTTGTAAAACAGCCCCTTTAGGTAACCATATTGCTTTTAATGATTCATTATCAAAATATTTTCCCCAAATATGATACGCCTTTTCAGTTTCACATAATAATTTCTCACACCATATTTTTTCAACAGGATTTGGTAATTGTTTATCTTCTTGTAATTTTTCACCAAAAGAAGAAACAATCATTATATGTTTTCTAGCTACTTTTGGTACTATTTCATGAAATTTTAACACATATTCAGCTTGTGATCGTGTTAATTTGAAATTTTTGTTTCTTAAAAATTTTAATTTCCATTCAAGTAGCTGATTATTGGCTCCTTCGTAGACTAAAAGTATATTTTTTGCATCAATTTCAGGTATATTCATAAAATTTAATAAATAATAATATACATAAATAGAACTATTTTGTAAAGTATTTATTGACGTATGATATTGAATATAAAACATGGAAAATAAATTACCAATAACAAGATTAAACAAATTTTTTTCTGAAGACGACTATAATTTACATATCGAAATGGGGATGGAATATCTTCATGGAGATTTGAACATGAAAGTTGTTCTTTATCAGGTTGACCGAACAATAACAGGCAACGACGATGTTTATGGTGAAGCCGGAAAAGATGATATAAAATTTAAACCACCAATTGAATTTAATGCTTTGGTTCATGTTCTTGCTGCAGAAAATAAGTCTTACAAATTAGGGTTATTAAGATATCTTGAACCTGGTAATATGGTAATATCTGTTTATACTAAAACATTAGAAGATCTTCAAATTGATGTAAGATTTGGTGATTATATTGGTTATGCCGATAGTGAAAAAAGAATAAGATTTTATAATGTTGTGAATGATGGAAAGGTTAATGCTGATAATAAACACCACCACTTCGGTTATAAACCTTCTTATAGAACAATAATTTGTGCACCAGTACAAGAAAACGAATTTAGAGGAATTTAATATGAAAAAAATCATTATAAATGAACAACAATTAAACTTTTTATTGGAACAACAAGGAATTGATGATTTTTTTGAAATGATGTCTGAAACATTCCCTGATTCAGTTTATATTATGCAATTTATAAAAGATTTTATAACCAAATCTGGTTGTAAATCTATTAAAGTTGATTCGTTTAAATATCCTGCGCTAGGCTTATCAACAATAAACGGAATTGTCCTCAATATAAAGGTATTTTCATTAGAATTATCATATTTTCTTTATGTTTTATTTCATGAAATTGCACATCAATATCAATATAAAAAATATGGTATCGATAAAATGTATGGTTGTTATACTAGGGATTTATCATTGAGAGAGGGGGCGTTATTTATGAAATATTGTGAAAATATTGCTGATGAATTTGCAATGAGAAAATTAAGAGAATTAAAAAAATATTTTGGTGATAAACTAAAAATCACAAATCAAGAATCTAAAGTATACCAAGATACTCCTATTGAATATTTTGAAAAACTTATTGAAAAATTCATTAAAATAATAGAACAAAAAGGATATAATGATAAAAATGAAATTACTGAAATATTATATAATTTTATAAAAAACGGATAAAATGACATTGCCAAGAAAAACAAATATTAATGTATATCGACAAATTGGAACTGAGCCAACAGAAAAAGAACTTATTCCGAGAAGGCAAGAACTACTCGATAGAATAACAAAATCTGACACATATTTACCAGATCCGATTTTACATGACGATTTGGATAAAGGAATGTTAGAATATATTAACGATAATTTAAAAGTAGTTTCAGATGGCGTTCAAATTCCAATTATTCCAAAAATTTTAACAGTACAAAGATGGGGTGAAATATCAAACACTTGGACATTCACAGATGAAGATGGTAATATGAAAGTCCCTTTTGTTGGTGTTATCCGTAAACCAGACGTTCAACCCGGTACAAATCCCGTCATACAACGAACTATTCCTGATAGAAGACAAGTTTTTTATGCTACAGTTAAAACATGGGATGGACAACAAAACGGTGCTGATGTTTATAAAATACCACAGCCCGTCGCTGTTGATATAGGATATGAAGTCACCATTGTTTGTCAAAAATTTAGAGATTTAAACAGATTTAATAGAATCGTTCTTCAAAAATTTGCATCAAGACAATCATACACAAAAGTCAAAGGACATTATATTCCAATTATATTAGAAAGAATTAGTGATAATTCACCAATTGATGCACTAGAAGGTCGTAGGTTTTATTTGCAAACATATGAATTTACAATGCTTGGATTTTTAATTGATCCCGATGAATTCGAAGTGAAACCAGCAATTAATAGAGTATTGTTATTACATGAATTTATGGGTGGTAAATCAATACAAAAAGATATACACCAAAGAGGTATTGAAGTAAAAACCGCAACATTTATTAGTGATGGTGTTACTACATCATATAGTGTTGGTGAACTTATTGGTTATTTATTCTTTGTTTCAATAAATGGATTGGTACAACAAAAAGATATTGATTATTATTGGATAGGACAAACATCACGAATTTCTTTTGTTACACCACCAGTCGAGGGTAGCCGAATAATGGTAATGTATTATGCTGGAAGAAGTGGTGTATTTTATGATAATTATGGTGAAATTTTACGATTAACACATCAAAATTTTGTTTATACCGATTCACTCTCTTTCACAGTTACCAATGATATAAAAAGTGTTGTTTATATTGAAATTAACGGTCTTGTTGATGAAATTGAAATTGGATATGAGGTTTCAGATGTAAATACAGTAACACTATTAGATACCCCAATAGTAGGATCGCGAATTAGTATTTGTTATTTGTATTAAAAAATTATTCGTCATACAAATCCTTTTTTTTACTTCTGTTTGGCGTCTTATCAAGCGTCTCAATCCACTTTTCAATTACTCGATACATTTTTAAACCAGTTTTTTCACAATAAGCTTTCAATATTTCATGATGTTTCTTACTGATTTTAATATTTTTACTTGGTGTTCCCATATTATAGATAAATAATAGTAAAAAAAGATAAATTACTATCTTTTAATTTTTTTTCATTTGACCCTTTGATAAAAACAAAGATATTTATCTGTAATAACAGTAATAAATAATTTAACTAAATAAAAATCAATGGCTACATCAAAAAGAGTTTTCGTTTCTCCAGGTGTTTATACCTCTGAGAAAGATTTAACATTCGTTGCTCAAAGCGTTGGTGTGACAACACTGGGTTTAGTTGGTGAAACACTAAAAGGTCCAGCTTTTGAGCCAGTTTTAATAAAAACATATGACGAATTCAGAACATTTTTTGGATCAACTTCACCTTTAAAAGACGGTAATGGTAATCCTGCCTATGAACTCCCATATTTTGCAAAATCATATCTACGGGAATCAAATCAATTATTTGTAACAAGAATACTTGGTTTAACTGGATACTTACCAAATAAAACATTTGCTCTAAAAACTATTGGTGGTGTAATTGTAAACACAGAATCAACACCAACACAAACCAACGGTACACTTGATTTACTTAATGTTGAATCATTCGAGTTTTATAATGTTTTAAGCGGAAAAACAGCAAATGACGGTAGTTCAATTATTGACTGGATTAGTGAACAAACTTTTGTAAATGAATCATGGTTCACAATTGGACTAGTTCCTACAGCATCAATTGAAACATTAACCGGTGAACAAGTAAATGGTCCTATTGGTAATGTAACTAATTTCGCATGGGCAAATAATTTTCTCAATCCAACTGGTGATGGTGTTTTTTCTTACTTGTTTGTTTATGATGATGGTATGGATAGATTTATTGTAAGCCAATTTGAATATCCATCAACAACAAACGAATATGATAATATAGCTGTCGCTGAATTTAGACCAAGAGGCCGTTATGTTACATCAACATTAACTTTAACAGTTACTAATAATACAGGATTTACAATGTCTTCAAATGACATTGAAACGAATCCGTTAGGTGAATTTATTTTAACTATTAATCCTGATGACGCAAATATGCCAGCAAAAACATTTACTTGTTCAATGGATAGAACATCTAGTAAATATGTGACAAAAGTATTGGGTACTGGTGTATTTGATAGAAATTATATGGATTATCCTATTTATGTGTTTGAATCTTATCCAATATTAGTTGAATCACTATATAAACGTGGTTTAATTAGGGGATTAAGCCTTGATGTGGTTTATCATCCGGTTGGTAATGATTTTATGACAGAATGGAAAACAGCAGAATCACCATTTATTGTTTCAGAAGTGCGTGGTGGTGTTGTTAATGATTTGTTTAAATTTATTGCAATATCTGATGGTAATGCATCAAACGTACAAGTAAAAGTTTCAATATTAAATATTGACCTTGATACTGCAGAATTTGACGTTCTTATTCGCGATTTTAATGATACCGATGATAATATGGTTGTTCTTGAAAGATTTTCAAGATGTTCAATGAACCCAGATCTTCCTGGCTTTATCGGTTTAAAAATTGGAACGTATGATACTGAATATGAACTTAAATCCAAATATGTGATGTTAGAATTAGCGGAAGATTTCCCAATAGATGCTGTTCCATCAGGATTTAGAGGTTATGCCACTGATCAACTATCTGGCGATGCAATTTTGGGTGGTGTGCTTTATAAAACACAATATTACATTGCAGGTGATATTGTCACATATGATGCAACTGGTGTACCAGAAGATCAATCAGGTGATAGAATCAAAAGGGTTATGTTAGGATTATCAACACAATTTGGATATGATAACAGCATGTTTAATTTTAAAGGTGTAAACCCAACAACAACCACAACAGGATTCCACCTTTCATCACAAGCATCAACTTTAACTGGTAATACAAATACTGGTTTTGAATTTGATTGTACACCATATGACCTTGAAGGAATAAATAAAGGTGAACTCGAATCGGTATCAAAACGCAAATTTACTCTAGCATTGGCAGGTGGATTTGATGGCTGGGATATATACAGAGATGTTAGAACATTTGGTGATGCATATAAATTTGGAAAAACAACATATGATGATAATAACACTAATAATGGTGGTGTGTTTAATTCTACAGTTGGTAATTCTGACTATTATGCATATAAGGCAGGTATTGACACGTTTAACAACCCGGAAGCAATTGATATAAATCTCTTTGCAACACCTGGTATTAACTTTTATGAACACGCATCATTAACTGAAGAAGCTATTGATATGGTTGAAAACGAGAGAGCTGACTCACTTTATATTATATCAACACCAAACGTAACAACAGCTGATGAAATTATTGATATGATGGATACAATTGATTTGGATTCTAATTATTCCGCCACATACTGGCCATGGATACAAGTTAGAGACAATGAAAATTCAACACAATTATATATTCCACCAACTGGTGAAGTTCTCAGGAATATGGCATTAACAGATAATGTTTCGTATCCTTGGTTTGCAACTGCAGGATATTCAAGAGGTATTGTTAACGCAATCAAAGCTCTTAAAAAATTAACACTTGATGAAAGAGATGAACTTTATAAAATGAGAATTAATCCAATAGCAACTTTTTCTGATACTGGCCCTATTATTTGGGGTAATAAAACACTTCAAATACGAGAATCTGCTCTTGATAGAATTAATGTTAGAAGATTATTATTAAGAGCAAGAAAACTCATAGCAGCGGTCGCTGTCCGATTACTATTTGAACAAAATGACGAACAAGTTAGAAACGAATTTACTAGACTTGTTAACCCAATTCTTGAGGCTATTAAAAAAGAAAGAGGACTTTATGATTTCAGATTAGTAGTATCTAATGATCCTGAAGATATTGATGCAAATACTCTTAGAGGTAAAATTTACATTAAACCAACAAGATCATTAGAATATATTGATATTGAATTTATCATAACACCAACAGGAGCTTCATTTGAGAATATCTAATATTCATTTTTTTAATTAATGAGAAAAGAGGTGATTTAAACACCTCTTTTTTTTTATTTAAAAATCCCCAGAATACTAGTTCCAGAATACTAGTTCCAGAATACTAGTTCCAGAATACTAGTTCTAGAATACTAGTTCCAGAAAAAATAATTAAAATATATAAAATCTAGTATCTATGTTCCAGTACCTGGGTTCCAGTACCTGGGTTCCAGTTTTTTATATTCTAGTATACTAGTATTATTACTGGAACCTAGTTGCTGGGCCGAAAAAATACAATTTTTTTTTGAGAAAGTCAAGTTTTTCTGAAAAAATTAAAAATTATTGAATATATACTATTTATAGTAATAATATAATAAATGAAAAATTTTTTTTAGTTTGAATATATTTATAAGAAAACAATAAACAAATTAATATAAAAATGCACAATGGCTGACTTATTAATGAAGATGCCCGTACCTTACGAGCCTAAAAGAAAAAATAGATTTATTTTAAGATTTCCTTCAAGTTTAGGAATTAATGAATGGTATGTATTTTCTGCCAATAGACCTAGTATGAAAATTAACTCTACTGAAATTCAATTTTTAAATACATCAACTTATGTTGCAGGTAGATTTGTATGGGATGAATTACGTGTTCAATTTAGAGATCCGATTGGCCCTTCAGCTTCACAGGCGTTAATGGAATGGGTACGTTTACATGCAGAATCTGTTACGGGGAGAATGGGTTACGCTGCTGGGTATAAGAAAGACATCGAATTAGATATGCTCGATCCTACTGGCGTTGTAGTTGAAAAATGGATACTTCAAGGAACATTTTTAACTAATATAAATTTTGGTGATCTTGATTATTCAAGAGATGATATTGCAACTATTGAATGTAGTTTACGTATGGATCGTTGTATACAAGTATATTAATATGTAATTTTTTTACATATCCTTGACAACCTCAAATAAAATCCGTATATTTATTGAAAAATTAAATATATGGATTTTTCTTTTTTTACTACAAATAACAAATCTGGCTATAAAACAAGAGAAAAATGGTTAAAAGAAAACCACATTGATTTATATAATCAAATTATTAATTATTCAAAAAAATTTAACTATGATTTAAGTTTTAAAGAAAAAATATGGTTTTATTTTAACAAATTAACAGAGCGTCCAAAATGTAAAACATGTGGAAAAGAAATTAAATTTAGGGAAAGGTTTGATAAACCATATGGTGATTTTTGTTCATTAAATTGTATTAATAATAATAAAGATGAAATGATTAAAAGGCAAAAGGCAACATTCCAACGAAAATATAATGTTGATTTTTATCCTGAACATAAAGATTTTTTAATAAAACAAAGAAAAACCAAATTAGAAAGATATAATAATGAATATTACAATAATTTAGAAAAAGCAAAAAAAACAAAGTATGAACGATATGGGAATGAAAAATATATTAATACTGAGAAATATAAAATAACTTGTATTAAGAAATATGGTGTTGATAATTATTCTAAGTCAAGTAATTATCGAAATCAGATCGTGAAAAAATATAAATCACTTTATCCGGATATAAATTTTGTTCATGTTGGTAAATTGATGGTTATTATAAAATGTCATGAATGCGGTAAAGAAAGTGAATTAACTAAACAATTATTATATGAAAGATATAAACGTGGATATTCTGTATGTTTACATTGTAACCCAATTGGACAATCGAATAGAAGTGGATATGAAGATGAAATATGTGAATTTTTAAATTCAATATCTATTGAACATGAAAAGACAACCAAAAAGGTATTAAAAAGAAAAGAGTTAGATATTTTTATTCCAAGTCATAAATTAGCAATTGAATTTGATGGATTATATTGGCATAATGAATTATTTGTCACATCAGAATATCATTTAAATAAAACTATTGGGTGTCAAAAAAAAGATATTGAATTGATTCATATATTTGAAGATGAATGGTTATTCAAAAGAGAGATTGTCGAATCAATAATCAAGAATAGATTAGGTAAAACGGATATCAATATTTTTGCTAGGAAATGTGAAATTAAAGAAATCGATTCAAACACATGTAAGGATTTTCTTATTAATAATCATATTCAAGGAAATGTTAATTCCAAAATTAAAATTGGTTTATATTATAAAAATGATTTGGTTTCTGTTATGACTTTTTCAAAAGGCAGAATTGTTGTTGGTGGTAAAAATAATGAATGGGAATTAACGAGATTTTGTAACAAAATTAATGTTAATGTTATTGGTGGTGCTAGTAAATTATTTAATTATTTTCTTAAAACATATTCTCCCACAAAAATTATTTCTTATTCTGATATTAGATTATTTGATGGTAATTTATATGAAAAATTGGGTTTCAAAAGAAAATCTCAATCAAAACCAAATTATTGGTATGTAATAAATAATCAAAGATATCATAGATTTAATTTTAGAAAATCAATACTAGTTAAAGAAGGTTATGATAAAAATAAAACAGAAAGGGAAATTATGTTTGATAGGAAAATATATAGAATTTATGATTGTGGACACATTAAATGGGAATTTAATGTACTTTAATAAAAATTTTTTGTATAATATTTATAAAAAAAATAAAGTAAATGAGTGAATTTAAGATTGATCCATCGATAGCATACGATGTTGTGGAATTACCAAGTGGAGGTATACATTATAGTAATGGAAAAAAATCTGTTAGAGTTGCATATTTAACTGCGGCCGATGAAAATATTTTATCATCACCAAATTTAATTGCTTCGAATAAAATTATCAATGAACTTCTAAAAAGAAAAGTTTTGGATAAAGATCTCCCAGTTGAAGAAATTGTTCAGGAAGATAAACAGGCAATTTTAATATTTTTAAGAAATACTGCTTTTGGTTCAGAATATAATATGAATTTAATGGATCCAAAAACAGAAGAGAAATTTACAGTTATGGTAGATCTTTCCCGGTTAAAAGTAAAAGAATTTACATTAATTCCAGACCAGAATGGTGAATATCCTTATTTTATGAAAAAAAGTGGTGTTAATATCACTTTCAAGTTTTTGACACAAAAACAGGAAGACGAACTTCAAAAAATTGAGGAAACTTGGAATGGTGAGGGCGTTGCCCCAATAATGACAAAGCGTCTTGAATTTATGATTAAATCTATAAATGGTAATAGAAGTCAAATGGAAATTCATAATTTCATCGAATATAAGATGCCGATTAAAGATTCTCAGGATTTTCGAAAATATGTTTCAGAAAATAAGCCAGGTTTAGATTTATCACAAAAAGTAACGACCCCGTCAGGAGATGAAATCCAAGTTGATATTGGATTTGGGGTAGAATTTTTTCGCCCTTTCTACGGATTATAGAAAAGGTCAATTAAATGAAATTTTATTTTTAGTTTATCGAGGTTTTTCATATTCTGATGTTATTGGTATGCCGATATACATAAGAAGATATTTAATTCAGCATATTCAAGAAATAGAAAGTAAAAATAAATAATTATCTATTTATAGGATATGGCAATTGGTCTCACAATAGAACAAGCAATACTCGACTCAAAGGGTGATTATATTAGATTGATGAAGTTATGGAATACTGCACATCCTGACGATATGATCACGGAGGATACTGCTAAAAGTTTATCACGGTTATATTCTGGTTTAAATAAACAAAGATTTCCAAGTAGAAGTGGTGGTGGTAGTAGTGGAGGAAGACCAACAACTGTGGAAGGATGGATTGAAAGATTTGTTTCGACACAATTACGAGAAAGGCCGGGTGAAAAAGGTGAATTTATTGATGTTCAAGACGCTCTTCAAACATTTTTTGACGAAAGTGGAAGATTTCGTGGAATACGTGGTGCTGGCGCAGAACTTGGTCGAAGATTGATACTTGATCAGGTAAATGTTTATTTAGAAGAGCAGGCTAGTCTTTTACGGAAAATAAATGAAGAAGCCGGTATGACGGGTACTTTATCACGTTCATTTCGTGAAGAGATCATGGCTGCTTCTCCCGAAGCGATAAAATTGGGTATAAGTTTTGAAGAATTATCAGATTTAGTAACTGAAACTGTAGCACAATCAGGAAAATTTAAACTACTTAGTAAAGACACAATAGCAGAAATGGCATTAGCTAGTAAATTCACAAGAGATATGAAGGAATTTGCTGGTATGGCGAAAGATTTTGAAAGGGTTGGTTATGGTGTTTTAGATATGTCTAAGATGATTGAAAGAATGGGTTTAAATTCATTAACATTAGGATTAAATGCCAGAGAAACAACTGCGGGTATTGACAAATATTTGGAAAAATTAAATCAATATGGTTTTAGAAATGGTGTTGAAGGATTAAATAGAATGGTTCAACGTTCCATTGAATTTAGGATGAATATGGAAAATGTCTTTAATCTGGCAGAAAAGGTTTGGGATCCAGATGGTGCGTTGGAAATTGTTGCTAATTTACAAATGATTGGTGGTGCTTATGGTGATTTAAATGATCCAATTCGAATGATGTATATGGCAACAAATGATGTTGAGGGATTACAAACAGCAATTATTGGTGCTGCAAGATCATTAGTTACGTATAATGCAGAGCAAGGACGATTTGAAGTTACTGGTGCTAATTTAAGAAGAGCAAAAGAAATGGCCGAACTTTTTGGTATGTCGATGGAAGAATTGACAAGTACTGGAATTGCTGGTATGGAAAGGTTGCAAGCATCTACAGATTTAGCATTAGCCGGATTAGTTATGGAAGATGATGAAAAAGAATTCATAACCAACCTTGCTCAAATGAAGGGTGGTAGAATGGTTATTGAAGTTCCAAAAGATATGAGAGAACAGATGGGACTAGACATGGGAGAAACCACATTGGAATTGTCTAAAATGAATGAACTTCAAAAAGATATCTTATTACAGGAGCAAGAACGATTCAAAGAAATGGATATGAAAGACATTGCAAGACAACAAGTCACAATGATTGAAAATATTAGTCGGGATCTTTCTTATCTTGTTGCAGTTGCAAGGGTTGGTGTTGGTGAAACTATTCACGCTGCTATTGAAAGATATTTGGGTGTTAATTCACAAACAGTTAGTGGTGTTAGTGATAGATTTGCGATGAAAGGTGGTGAATGGATTGAAAATAAAACTGATTTTTTGGAGGGTGCTATAAAAAATAGTAATCTACCCGATTGGTTGAAATTACCAAAAAATAGGGGGGTTAGTAGTGTTGAAGAACAACGACCATTACCTGTAACCACAACTAGCACAACGCCAGTTACTAAAGTAAATGAAGGTGTAGAAGAACTAATAACAAAGAGAGTTATAGTTGATGTGAATCTTAATTCAAATTCACCATTAACCGATCCATTACGAAGAATGTTATTTAGTGATCCTGAATATATGAGAGATTTCAGTAAAAGTTTTTTAAGTATAAAATAATTTCATTGGCTCATATTTATTATTAAAATAATGATATGCCAAGTTATGTTGACTTTAATGCAAGTAAAAAATTTAGAGATTTTATATTAGCAAAAACTTTACCATCACCAAATGGACCACAAACATTCAGTAGTGAAAATTATGCTATTCATAATTTGAGTACAATGTCAAATGTTGATCCGGGTGCAGTTGACACTAATAGGCAAAATGATTTATTACGAACACAGAATTCCAATATTTTTAAACCTACCGAATATTTCATAAATGAAAATATTAATACTATTCCACGAAAAGCAAATTTAGAGTTATATCCGTATTTTGTTAAAGGACAACATCATAGTTTTGTTAGTATTATGTCGTCAAAAAATTATGAAACTGAATCTGAATTAATGAAATTTGCGGCATGGAATATTAAAGATAACCCCGAAGGACCGGTTTTTTCAAGAATTGCACAAAATTTATATAGCGCAACTGTTGGACGTGTAAGATTAATAGATGCGTTGGATGGTAATATAGCGACAGCAACAAATCTTGTTACAGGAAGAGAACCTTTAATTGAATTTAATTCAAAAATAACCGTCGCAAAAACATTACCTGGTAAAACCATTGATTTTTTACAAACAGTTAGTGGTGTTGAATTTCCGTGGGCTGAAATTCCTGGGGATTATTTGACGAACCCACAGAATCCGATTAATCCAAGACCATCAACTAGAAGTGAAGCTGTTTCAATATATCAAGATGCGACCGGAGTGTTAGGCTCGTTAATTGGTATTCAAAGACGGCCAATTTCATCTAGAAAGCCATCAGATTTACTTATTGAATATACTGGAAGTAGACAATTATCTATTTTATATGATAATTTATCATATTCAAAATATGCACCGAATTACACCACAACTGCCAGGTCTCAAAATACATCAAAACTTTTTAATTTTATTGATAATGTTGGACAAAATATTAAAAACGCATTGGGTGTTGAAGCACCCGCTGGTATCGCTTATATTGGTGATGATAGAGGTAATGATGTAAAATTTGCGATGAACGATTTTAATGATAGACCAGTAAGAAGTGGTTATTATCTGTCATTAATGTTTGACCCTATTCAAGCAAGATTATTTCAAAGAACAAAAAATATTGGTGAGGGTGGTAGTATTAGTGGAAATTTAACATGGTATACAACGAAATCACGAAATAGATTGGGTGTTGGTAATGATGAATATAACACACAGGGATCACAATTTGAAGATTCGTTATCAACAAATTATAAATTTAAGGATGGATCAATTTTAGGTATAACACAAGAAATACTTGAAACAATGCCGTTAGAAGGTGGACCCGCAAGATCTCACATTGCAAATGTTATTGATCAAACAAGTCGTGTGTTTATGGATGGTGATGTTAAAATGTCAAAAGGTTCGGCAATTAGATATATTGACCAGTTTACTAATTCTGAAAGTGGTATTGAATATTGTAGGGTCTGGACAAAAGATAGATCATATATGAATTATTCTGACACCATGAAACGGACTGGTAATTATAGAAAATTAAAAAGCAGTGTTTTAACGAGACCATGGAATTTAAATATATATCCAAATTCAAATGGAAATGGTTCATTTGATACCACATCAGAACAATGGGGTAAAAGTATTGGGGCACAGGGTTTTTATGCGAAAAAATATATGTTTTCTATTGAAAATCTTGCGTGGAAAATGTCGGATACACCGGGTTTTACATATAGTGATTTACCATATTGTGAAAGAGGACCAAATGGTGGAAGAATTATGTGGTTTCCACCTTATGGTTTAACAGTTAATGAGCAAAATTCAGCAAACTGGACGGATAATGTTTTTCTGGGAAGGCCAGAACCAGTTTACACATATTCAAACACACAGAGATCGGGACAAGTTCAGTTTAAAGTTGTTGTTGATCATCCAAGTATATTAAATCTTTTAACACAAAAACATTTTAAAAATATGTCAAATGATGAAGCTGATAATTATATCAATGCTTTTTTTGCTGGTTGTAAAGATTTTGATTTATATGATTTGGTAAGAAATTATCCAACATTGACACCTGATGAACTTGAAACAATCATGGCATATTTGAATCAAAATAAAGATCCGAAGACAGTTTTACGTAATAAATCGGTATTTAATGAAATTGTGACTGATGTACCGACGCCCGTAAAAGAAGCCGAGATTAAACCCAAAGAGAATATTATGGGTAATTTCGTTTTATATTATAAAAATGATTTTCCAAAACCAAATGCGAATGTGCTACCTGGATTGTTATATACACCAAGCACATATAATGAGTTATATGATAACTATATTGGAAGTAAAGACAAATATATAAAAGATTTAAATGATGGTTTAAGATTTTTAACTGGCAAAACAACATGGGGAATGAATGAAAAGCACGATTTTAGTGTTTTATCTAGAGGTATTGAAGTAACACAAAAACCAACAGATGATGTTTTAAATGAATTGGTTTTAGAAGTTAATAATGACATTGAAAAAGGTTTTAGTGTGTTACAAGATAATTATTCGTCGTATTGTCAGTATTTAGACAATGTTAAGACACAATTATTAGATAATACGATAGATAGTTTTGAGATTTTACTAAAATCAAGGACATCACCTATTGCAAATTCAGATTATAATTTGCGGCTTGCGTATCGAAGAAGTTATAGTATAATTAAGGATATTATAAAAAAATTAATTAACGATGGGGCTGATGTGAATGTTGCCATCGATGCAGTTCAATGGAAAATTAATGTGACAAATCAGGTGATTGAAACAGAACGAGATATTATACTCAGTTTTAAAGAACACCTTGGTTATCCTAATGATGGAAGATTAGTTTTTTCACTTATTATTAATCAAGGAGAACAAAATATTGATGATAACACACTTGACTGTTCTGATGCTAAATTATTATTAACATCGTCACAATTAAAAGAAACGGCGCCATCGACATTCTGGTGTAGGCAAACACATGTTGCTATGGGATATGTTAAGAGAGAACAGTTGACCACGTCTGTTGATGAAATAAAATCACAAGATTTGGCAATATCACAACCAACAACATTAATGACAGAACGTAAACTCGTTGAGGTTGAACATGATGTCCCAACAGGTAATAAACAAAGACCACCAATTGATGCTATAAAATCATTGATAATGAAATCGTTATCAGAATGTTATTATTTTAAACAATTAGAAGAGGAGTCACCGTTACAATTTTCATCATTGAGAGAAAAATTAAGATATTTCCATCCTACTTTTCATTCAATGACACCAGAAGGATTAAATGCCAGATTAACATTTTTACAACAATGTGTGAGGCCTGGTGATACGTTACCAATTAGGGGGATATCTGATGAAAGTGATTTAAATGCTAGGAATACCACATTTGGTCCTCCACCAGTATGTATATTACGAATCGGAGATTTTTATCATTCCAAAATTATAATTCGAGACGTTAATATTTCATTTGAAGAAAATATTTGGGATTTAAATCCGGAAGGTATTGGGGTGCAACCAATGATAGCTGATGTTACATTAATGATTAGTTTTATTGGTGGACAGGGATTAGAAAGACCTGTTGAAAGATTACAAAATGCACTTTCATCTAATTTCTATGCAAATACTGAAATGTATGACCCACGGTCAATATCGACAGAAGATAGAACTGAATTTTATAAACAAGAATTTTCTAAAGAATTTTTGGATGAACTTAGTAGAAATGCGGGGATTTCGGTTAAACCGGATCCGTTAGATAAAATTACAGATACTAATTTATTAACGGAAGGACAATATATTGGGACATTATCTGATATGTCACTTGACTATACTGAAATAATTGATGGACTTTATGATGCTATAACTAATTATTTTAATCGATATCAAAATGTCTATAATATTATAACAACAAAATATGGACATAAATTATCGTCAATATTTTTGTCACCAACATATAGACAAATATTTCAGTATGAAGTACAAACCGGCAACGGGATAGATTCATTTGAAATGTTAGGTAATTATCCTAAAAATAAGGAGTTAGACGTAATAACACTGGATTTTATAACAACATTTGATAATCAAATTAGTGGAGAAAATATTAGTAATATTTTGGGTTTACATAAAGACATGCCGGGTTCATTATTAGAAAGAACTGAAATGATTATCAAACCATACATTATAAATAACATTAAAAATTTTGTTGAAACGATGGTTTCAGATACGAAATCCATCTTATCGCTTGAAGAAAGTAGGAATAGAATAATTATGTTGTTAGATAAATTAAATTTTATTTTAAAACATCAACAGGATGCGAAAAAAGTTGATAATAAATTTATGGGGGCAATTCTGAATGTTGGTGATGTTTCTGAGATTTACTATGAATATCAAAATTTAATATATTTCATACAAAATCAACAACATAAGTTTACTGAAGATTTAGATATTAGTTATGATTTTAGAAGTAAGACTATGACAACAAATGATGTTTCATATTTTCTTTCAATCTTTTTGAGAGAAAGAAAAAATGAAATAATGAAATTGTTCGACTCAAATTCGGTTTTCACAGATAAAATAAAAGAAAACATTGATAAACGATTAGATAAGTTTTTCTTAAAAATGCCGAAAGAAAAGAATTTCAAAATTCCAGAATATCCAATTAGGGTAAATGGGAATAACATATTATATAAAATTAATGATGAGGTTGAAATTAATGATACTTCAATACAACAAGAGCTAATATTAGTTAATAAAACAAGAAAAAATGATGTGGAGAGTATATTAAATTATTATCGTCCATCTTTTGGATTATCGGGATAAAATAGTAAAAATAATGAATAACCAATATTTTGATAGATATCAGTATTTTTTTGATGACGGAAAACATAAGATTGTGCCGGGTATTGAAATTCCCATTAAACCGACAGATAAATATATTGAATTTAAACGTAACAAGGATAGATTAGATAAATTATCTCAAGAATATTATAATTCACCTTTATTCGGCTGGTTGATACTGTTGGCAAATCCAACATGTGGTGGGATTGAATTTACAATACCGGATCATTTTATATTGAGAATACCATATCCACTTATTCCGTCTTTACAAGATTATAGGAAAAGTATAGATTTGTATAGATTATATTATGGCGAATAACAATTTAAAAACAACAAATGAAATACTAGTAAAGGTCGATCAAAATAATTTAATTTATATCGATCCTAATAGCATATTGGATAATGGTGAAGTCAAACCACGAGGCGTTGAACCGGAAAATTATATAATGTTTGTTAATTTGGAAGCTGATTTAGTTCCGAGATCTGTTTTAATAAATAATGACACTAAAAGTACGTTAATATCGGTTGCTAAAGGAACATTAAATTTTATGCGTAACGCTAATGGTCGCGACTATGATACAACTTGGACAGATGCATATTTCGAACGAAAGGCGACATCGTTATCTAATGACGCAACGTATTATACCAATGATGAAACAACACAAAGTTTTGGAATAGATAGTGTTTCAATACAAGTACGTGGTGCGAACTTTATTCCAAGAGTTGTTATGAGATTTGTTGATGTTAGGGGAAAAACATTATTTGAATCGCCCGAGCATTCACCATATTCAGCGTTTTTTCATTTACCATGGCCATTGTTTTATCTTACAGTAAAAGGTTATTATGGAAAGGCGATACGGTATAGATTACATATGATTAAATTTAATGCTAGATATAATTCATCAACCGGTAATTTTGATATTGAATGTAATTTTGTTGGATCAACGTATGCATATCTTGCTGATATTCCGATGGATGCTGTATTAAACGCACCATATTTTTATGCAACAGAGAATAAAATTTCTGAAACATATAATGAAAAAACCAAACAAACGGATGTTTTAATAAGTAAGACAACAAAAGGTTATCGAGTATTAAAGTCAGTGTATCAAGAATATATTAGCAAGGGCTTATTACCACCCGATTTTCCCGTTAAAACGTTAAGGGAGATTATTTCTGTTGCAGGTGAGTTAGAAAAAATTTTAGAAAGAGAAATATTTCCTAAAGTAATCCATCATCGTGTTTTGGGGGCAATAAAAGATTATGAAGACAAATTAAGATTTTTGGTTGAGGGGTGTGATACGTGGAGGAAAATGAATTTGGTGACAGCATCACCAATAACAACAACTAAGACAAGAGAAAATGTGTTTACAGGTGAATCAGAATTTATTCCATATTACACATTGAATAGTACCGACAAAGGGTCATTAACAAACATCACCGGAGATCAAGTTGGATCGATTGCTTTAATATTAAGTAGAGCAATTGATGAACTTGAGCAGAATCTAGCGTTTGGAATTTATAGAGATGAAACTATTTTAAAAGGAGAGGAAATTCAACCTAAAATTATTTCATGTTCATCAATAAAGCGATTAAGTGATTTTTATATTATTTCAAATGGAATCGTTGGGTTTGATTTTGATGGTTTAATGATGAGAATAGATGATATTCGAAAAGATTATGTTGAACAAAGAAATCAAATTGAAATTGAAATAGAAAGAAAGATGAATGATTTTGTTTCAAGTAAACGAGATCCAAAAATCGGTATTGGTTTTGTCCCAACAGTTAGAAATATTACTGGTGTTTTACTTGCAAATGCTGAAACCTTTTTAAGATTAATGAAAGATGTTCATTTTAAAGCGTTTGAACGAGCGGAAGATAGAAAAAAAATATTAAATTCAGTTTTAACTGATACAGACAATAGAAATAATGCGATTTATCCGTGGCCCGAGGTAAAGGTACAAAATTATGGTAATAAAAGTATGGTACTTTTATATCCGGGTGATAAGTCTATATCAAATAAATTACAGTCATATGATGCAACATTATGGCCTGAAGTAGATTTTATTGAAAATTTTTATGCAATAGCAACAAGTCAAAAAGATAATCTTGGAGGTAAAGAAAATAGTCCGGATAATATTAATTATATTTTTGATACCAGCCTAAACATGAAGAACTATAACTTAAGTGTTTTGACTGATATTATAAATATGATGCCGTATACTGATAAATCTATTGGTTCAATCATTTATGAGTTATATGAGAGAGCAAAATATACAACATTATTTACACCATATAATGATAAAGCCGTACTTGAACTAGCCGAAATTGAATATCAAAATCTTAAAAACCAGCTTGGTGAGGATATAGATGTGGTTGATGTATTAAAAAGAAATATAACGAGTTTCTCGAAATTAATACAAGAATTAGAAACATTATCATATCGTTATCCTTATTATGAAGATCAAATACCATCAGTAGAATATATAAAAAACGCAACAGAAAAAGATTATACTATTCAGAAACATACTGGAAAAAGTGGTGCGTTTAGTAAGACTAAGACATATCCGGAAGTTAAAAATTTTCTTGAAAACTATAAAGCTGAAAATTATAGAAAATCAATATATCCTTTTAATTCACCACTTTATTTATCATATCTTGGGCAAACCACTTATGAATCAAATAATTTGGATTTAAATATGTTATTAACCATTAACGAACCAACAGATTTTATTACATCATATAGTAGTGGTCATATGTGGGTTAAGGACAATAAGCCCGAATGTGGAAAAAATTTATTTTTAAATACAATAGATTTAAGGGTATCTGACACAATAACAATTGAAAAACATATATTAAATACACCATATTTTCATAATCAGTTATATAAAGAATTTATCAATAATGAATCATCAGGGAAATATGTTGGTTCTGCTTATTTGTTATTAAATTCTTTACCGTTTAAAGATCTTGATGATAGAATTACATATGCTGGTGGGGGTACAAGTACTTTAGTGTCAACATTAATAAAAGAATTACCAGCAACACATTATATACCATATCATATGATATTAAAATGGGGCTCAATATATCATAGATATAAAAAATGGATTATTGATAGTGTTGATATTATTGGTAATGTAACAGATAGCATTGATGGTGGAAATTTTTTTGATCAAAATAATGGTTACACATTTAATACGGGAATTTCTGAAAAGCCCATGATAAATAGAACAACACAAAGTGATGTTGGGTGTCATCCTCTATATGAAACCATCTTTTATCAAATTGTAAATGGACAGTCATTTCTTAATATTGATGATATTGTTGATGATTATTATAGAATGATAACGTCTGGCGTTACTAGATTATCATATAGAGAAGTTCATGGTGGGAATGCTTGGACATCAGTGATTGATAATCAAAAACTTTATCCGTCATTAAGCGGATATACGTTATTACCAACGAATGGTTATATAAATGTTAATGCCAGTGATTTTAATATGTCAGAACAAGATAATTTTAGAATTATATGGAATGTTAATGACTCAGAAAGATCATTGGTTGATTATACACAATTTACATTTCCTTCACCATATGAATATTTTAATTTAACTGGTGATAGTTCGTATTCATTATCGACAAATTATAAAAAGGTGTTGGATCTTATTGCTGTATTTAAGCCGAATATTTTGGAACAGTTTGAATTGGCGTTTTTGGATTTTGCGAGTGAAAAATTAAATGAAGAAATTCCATTTAATCCATATAAAACACCATATTCAAAATTTCAAGATTTATTAAAAGAAATTGTAACGATTGATAATATTTTACCGTCAGAATTTGAACAAACAACAACCACAAATAATAATAAGTTTATGGGTTTTATGAAAATAAAACAAAATGAAAAACTTAATAATTTAACGAATACGTTATTAGGTAATGATTGTCTAATTAAACTGGCATTATCAAATCCAAGAGAAATTGATCCACATATATTTGGTGGATTTACAAATACTGATGTTATGAGATTTGATTCTGGTTCTTTTAATGTGAATCAAGTTACTTCGGAAAATTTAAATTATATTCGATTATATTTGGGTTTGAATGGAATTACTGGAGAAGAAAATGATGATTATTATTTGGATTTCTTTTCTGTTAATGACATAGAACTCAATGAAGAGAACATAAAAAGATTTAGGCCGTTAATTTATCTATATGCGGGATTAAGATCAAATGGTATGACAGGTCTTACTAATTCTGATTTTGTGACGTATGTAAAAGATAATATTGTAGATCCACCACCGGTAACAATTGGTGTTGATCGTTTTCAAGGACCAACTGAAAGAATGGTTATGTTTTTGGAATATATTATTCGAAAGATACAATCTAGTGATTTTGGTACTAGAATAGAAGTTGAAGACTCTTCAATTGTGAGGGGATATAATGATGATCCGACACTTAAATTAGAATTATATAATTTATTTAAATCATTTAATGATAAATGGACATCTGGAAATTCAATTGGGCAGAGAACATTAATGGAAGAGTTTCTTTTCCTTGATAAAGCCAATCGGGATATAGGTAGTCAAGTATTCCTTGACATGTCAAAATTACTAAGACTCAATCGTCCAGAAAATAAAAAAATTAATTTGTATGGTGCAATAAGTTTGTTATTTCAAGATACGGGTTTTGACATAAGAGCGTTGCCGGCTTATGTAAATTTTTATGGTACAAATTTCAATAATAATTCTAAATTATTACCATCAAAGACAGTAGCACAAAATATGTTTGGTATTTTTACTGATATAGATTATCAAGATTCATCACCAAGAATAATTTTACAATATATAGGTCCAAATTCCAAACATTTAGAATTATCTGATCTTTATAAATACAAAAGCGAATATAAGAATGATGGATTTTATATTGCAGATACACATAATAATCCTATTGTTGTTGCATCTGAGGTATTTAATAGAACAGATTTCGGAAAATCAAATAAATGTGTGGCATTTGAAGTTAGTTTTGGAGATCAAAATCAATCTATATTTAAGACTGTGGAGGTTGATCAATCGAGTATTAAAAACACATCAGAATCATTTGAAGTATTGGATAGATTAGGGAAAAGTGAGAGTGGTGCTAGTGCAGCACAAGTTGATATTGGGTTATGGGACATTTATAGACAGTCTTCATATCAATGCACTGTGACTTGTATGGGAAATGTTATGATACAACCAACAATGTTTTTTTATTTAAAGAATGTTCCATTATTTAGAGGTTCGTATTGGATTACCGAAGTAAATCATGAAATTAAGACATCTGGGATTGAAACATCGTTTACTGGTACGAGAATTCCACAAGAATCACTTCCAGATCCGAAGGACTCATTTATGGCCAGTTATAGATCTTTGTTTGATAGGTTAGTAAATAAGGCTTTGGTTAAAATTAAAGATGATGAACGATTGAGTGAACCTGGAATTACTAAGAATATTACGACTGCCGAAGGTACGTTTACAAGCTCGGTTGATAATATAATAATACAAGGTGAAAAACAAGTAATTCGTGTTGGATATACGTCATATGGAATACCATATAATGGATATAAAAAAGAAATTGATGAAGATATACAATTAGTTGTATATGGTGGTAGTGAATGGTTAAGGGTTAGGGTTGTTGAAATGGGAGGAAAAAATTATCCTATTGATGATAATATAGATATGAGTATTATTTCAAGTCTTACCACACCCATAGTTAATACTCCTCGAATTGTTAAATGGAATGAGCTTAAAGAACGAACAAAAGTGGACGATTTTTATGTGACTAGATTTGATCGTAATTTAATATCTGACAACACAATTGTTTCAAAATTTAAAAACACCGAGTTTTTACGTCCAAAACAAAGAAATTTAACATCGGATAAGACATTCACACTTATAACTAATATAATTATGGAATCAGGAAATGGTGTTTATAATGGACCTGTTAGTGTTGGTCCACCCAAATTGAAGGGGGGGTATGGTATTGGAATGTCGTGGTCATTAATGAAAAAACTAGATTTGTGGGATGGTGACGTTGTATATTTTAGAATGAGATAGAAATTACCAAAATAACTGATATTTATATAGAAATTAAAACTATGGAAGATACAACTAAACTTTTGGATGATTTCCTGGCAGGACCAACGGTTGTGAAAAAGACATCATTAGACGGAAAAGAGGAAGAAGTTTGTGATTTAGAGACTGGTGAGTGTTATATTATCAGAACGCGAGATGGTATAGTTGAAAGAATAAATAAAAAATTTATTACCGAAGATGGTAGACAATTATTAATGGATTAAATATAAAATAAAATGGATGCTTTACAAGAAGAATTAAAAAGATTTAACGCCATATATAAATATGGTAAAACTTTCATTACTGAACAAGAACCACCATTACCTCAAGCTGGTGGTACACCAACTCCACCACCTGCAGGTGCAGATGCGGCACCGGCGGATCCAATGGCGACAGATCCTGGTGCAGCGGGATTAAGTCCTGAAACGGAACCACCGGCTGATGCTGAAGAATTTGATCCGGAAGCTGGTGCGGAGATTAATCCTGAAACAGAGAGTGATGATACAACAGAAGAAATAGATATTACTGATCTGGTTAATATGACAAAAAGTATAAAAAAACAGCTTGATAACACTCAAAGTCAAGAAAATACCGAGGTCACGCAAAAAATGGGTGATGTATTCACAAAACTTGGTGAACTTGAAGGAAAATTAGCTGAGATGGATAATATTATTTCAAAAATAGATCAATTGGGTTCAAAAATTGAAGAAATGAGGCCAAAAACGCCAGTTGAAAAATTGGAAATGAGGTCTTTAGATTCTTATCCATTTAATGTTAAACCGGATCAATTTTTTGATGAAAAACAATATGAAATGAAAACATCAGGAAAAAACGAATATGTTTTAACAAAAGGTGATGTTGAAAATTATGGGAAAAATGAGATAATGAAATCGTTCAATCCAAAGTCTTATGAAGATACATATGGGATTTAAAATATATATTTTCGAACGAATTAAAGCCTGACTTTGAAATCAGGCTTTTTTTTTGTATATTTTATTTTGAGATGAATACGCTTTATATTTTGAAAATTGAAAATTATTATTTATATTTTACATAATTAACATTATTTACAAACAAATTAATTTAAGATTTATGAGTGTTATTGAAGCAGTACAAGCACAGTACGAAAGAAGTAGAGCCGCAAGCGGCAGCAAATTTGCCTCGCAGGAGGAACGGATGAAAAAGTATTTCACGACAGTAATACCCAAAGGGTCTTCTAGTCAGGAAAAACGTATCAGGATTCTACCTACTAGTGATGGTTCATCACCGTTTGTAGAAGTTTATTTCCACGAAGTTCAGGTGGATGGAAAATGGGTTAAACTCTATGACCCCAGACAAGAAGGTAAACGATCACCATTAAATGAAGTAAAAGAAAGTCTCGAAGCGACAGGATTAGATTCTGACAAAGAGTTATCAAAAACTTATCGTGCACGTAAGTTTTATATCGTTAAAGTTATTGATCGAGAAAATGAACAAGACGGACCTAAGTTTTGGAGATTTAAACACAACTCCAAAGGTGAAGGTATTTTTGATAAGATTTTTCCTATTTTTAAAAATAGGGGTGATATTACCGACATAACAAAGGGTAGGGATATAACTCTCTCGTTATCACTCACGAAGTCTGCAACAGGAAGAGAATATACTCAAGTTAGTTCAATTCTTCCTGAAGATCCGAGTCCGTTAAGTACGGATGCGGAACAGCTTAATGCGTGGGTTACGGATACACTTGTGTGGTCGGATGTTTATTCAAAGAAACCAGAGGAATATCTTGAAATGGTTGCTAATGGAGAAACACCAAAATGGGATAGTACTCTTAATAAGTGGATATCTTCAGTACATTCCGAATCAACAATTAGTGATGATGAAGAAATTGATGATCCTCAAATAGATGAAGAACCATCCGACGTTGACGATCTACCATTTTAATTAACATTTGTAGAATCTTCCCGTTTCAATATTGGGGCGGGAAGATTTTTTTAACTAAAAAAACATGGCGATTAAAAAAGTTGATTTTTCTGCAATAAAAAAAGAGTTTTCACAGGTTGCGGCTTATAAACCTGAAAGATATTTTGATTTAGGGGATGCTTTTACGGATGCTTGTGGTCTTCCCGGACCGGCAATGGGACATTTAAATATGTTTCTTGGACATACTGATACAGGTAAAACTACAGCATTGATAAAAACAGCAATTGATGCTCAGAGAAAAGGGATATTACCTGTTTTTGTTATTACAGAACAGAAATGGGGTTTTGAACACGCTAAACTTATGGGTCTTGAGTGTGAAAAAACCATTAATTCAGAAACAAATGAAACAACATGGGATGGGTTTTTTCTATTCAACAACCATTTTGAATATATCGAACAAATTACGGATTACATTAATGACTTACTGGACGCACAAGATAAAGGTAAAATACCATATGATCTTTGTTTTTTATGGGATTCTATTGGCTCTGTTCCATGTAAAATGACTTGGGAAGGTAAAGGTGGAAAACAACATAATGCGTCTGTTTTGTCAGACAAAATAGGCATGGGATTAAACCAGAGGATAACTGGTTCACGTAGAATTGATAAAAAGCACACTAACACTATGGTTGTGTGTAATCAGCCTTGGGTAGAATTACCAGACAACCCATTTGGTCAGCCGAGAATTAAGGCTAAAGGTGGTGAAGCAGTTTGGCTTAATTCAAGTTTGGTTTTTTTATTTGGTAACCAAAAAAATGGTGGTATTACAAAAATTTCTATAACTAAAGGTGGAAGAACAATTAAAATTGCAACCAGAACAAAAGTTGGAATTTTAAAAAATCATATAAGTGGGTCGGGATATGAGGATGGTAAAATTATGATTACTGCTCATGATTTTATGAGATGTAAAACAAAGGAAGAGGAAAAGAAATCTCGTGAAGAATATGTAAAAAATTATGGAACATATATAAGCGAGTTATTGGGGGTTAATGTTTCGGGTTTATCAGATGTCGAAATTTATGAAGAAGATGTAGAGGGATAATTTAAATTAATGGTGAATGCCAACTTTAATTGTTGATGGTGATAATTTATTAACCATTGGATTTTACGGACTTAAGAATTATTTTTATAAAGGTTCACATATTGGGGGGATATTTCATTTTCTAAACACACTTAGATTGTCGTTTGAAACATATCGTCTTGATAAAATAGTGGTGTTTTGGGATGGAGAAGATGCTGCCAGATCTAGAAAACGGATATATCATCATTATAAAGAAAATCGTCAAAATAGGTTTAAAACAGAAGAAGAAAATAATTCTTATGAATACCAGAGAAATCGTGTAAAACAATATCTAGAAGAAGTTTATGTGAGACAGGGTGAATTTTCTAATTGTGAAACTGATGATTGTGTTGCATATTATGTTCAAAATTCACCCGAAGAGAAAAAAATTATATATTCATCAGATGGTGATCTTACACAGTTAGTTTCGAAAGACACACAACTTTATAACCCATCACACAGGAAATTATATAAGCCAAAAGATACATTTGTTTATAATCAGGAAAAATTGCTGATTGAAAACATTAAGATAGTTAAAATGTTATGTGGTGATCCTTCAGATAATATTGCGGGTATAAGAAGTCTAGGTATTAAACGACTTTTGTCTTTATTTCCAGAAATCTCTAGTCAACCACTTACTCTGGATTATGTGAAAAATAAAGCAAATTATCTTTTTGAACAAGATAAAGAGGACAAACTTATTCAAAATTTATTGACTGGGGTTACAAAATACGGGGTTTTTGGTGAAGAGTTTTTTCAGATAAATAATAGTATTGTGAATTTGGAAAATCCAATTTTAACGGAAGAAGCTAAAGTTGGGATAATTGCGTTGATAAATGAAAATTTGGACAGTGAAGGAAGGTCATATAAAAATACGATGAGAATGATGATGGAAGATGGTTTATTTCATGTTTTACCAAAATCAGATGACGCATGGATTAGATTTCTCAATCCTTTTCTTAGGCTTACAAGAAAGGAAAAAAATAAAAAATTTATAAAATTTAAAAATAAATGAATATGCAAATTCAAGATGTAAATAGGTTTGAATTTCTCTTAACATTAGAGAATAATATTGTTATACAGAGGTTTTTTAACGTACCTAATTATGGTTCTAAATCTTTAGTGGGGCTGGAATTGTATGAGTGTGTTAGAGATATATGTAATGAAATTGCTATGGACTTGAAATGGAAGACGTTAGACTATCTGAATGATAATGCGGATTATTTTTTTGACATGGAACCAAGTGAGGCAATAAAAGAAAAAGAAGAGTGGTTTTCATTAAGTATAAAACTAGGTGAGAAGGTATTTATAACTAGAATATTTCCGGCTCATGTTTACCATCCAAAGGTAAGATATGCTGTTGACATCAGACCTAAAGTTAGAAAATTTTTAACCGATTTGACGAATGTATTATCGTCTAGTGAGGTGACTACCGAATATTTGGAAACTGAGTTGTGAAAAATGATTTAATTAAAAATGAACGAAAAGAATTTTGGATATTTGGGGTCTGGTTTTCAACAATCACTATTAAAAACCATAATTGAAGATAAAAGATTTGCCATAACGATAATTGATGTTATTGAAAGCAAGTATTTTGATGGGCCATATTTTAGGTATATAATGGAAAATATCAAAGAATTATATGAAACCTTTGGTAGTATACCTAATTATGAAACGTTAACACAAAAAATACTGGCAGAAAACAATAATGTATCGTCAAAGGTACATATTGATACAATAAATGCTATCAAGGATAAAGAGTTAGACAATGATGGTGGTTATGTTAAAAAGATTGCATTAAATTTTTGTCGTCAACAAGTTTTGAAAGCGTCTTTAAAAGAAGCTGAAGAAATTATGAGTAGTGGTGATTTTGAAAATTATGATAAAATTGAAAGTAAGATTCAGGACGCATTACAAGTAGGTACATTTGTTGATGATATAGAAGATATTACCGAAAATATTTTAAGTTCATTAGAAGAGGATTCGAGGATACCGTTTAGTACTGGTATTAAAGGTATTGACGATGCATTGAGAGGTGGTGTTGCTCGTGGGGAACTAGCCGTGTTTCTTGCACCAACAGGTATTGGCAAAACAACATGGTTAACGAAAATGGCAAATTCGGCATATGAAAATGGTGCTAATGTTTTACAAATATTCTTTGAAGATGGTATGAGTGAAATTCGTCGAAAACATTATACAATATGGACGGGTATTCCATCGCATGAACAACCGGAACGAAAGTATGAGGTGAAAGAAAAAGTCGAAAACGTAATTTCCAAACGCACTAATTTTTTAAAACTTATTAAATATCCGTCAGGTAAAATAACAATAAATGACATAAGAAATAAGATTAGAAAGTTAGAATCTGAGGGTTTAAAACTTGATTTTTTAGTTCTTGATTATATTGATTGTATTGCCGGTGATGGGATAATAAGTGGCGAGGAATGGAAGGGCGAAGGCGCAATTATGAGAGCTTTAGAATCAATGACAGGTGAGTTTAATATTGCTATTTGGACAGCAACACAGGGGAATAGATTTAGTATTAGCTCTGATGTTGTTACAACCGATCAAATGGGGGGATCGATTAAAAAAGGCCAAGTTGGTCATATAGTTATATCTGCAGCAAAAACATTGGAACAGAAAGAAAATAATCTTGCCAATGTGACATTATTAAAATCTCGTATTGGTAAAGATGGTATCGTTTTTCAAAATTGTAAATTTAATAATGAATATTTGGAATTCGATACTGATACACAAAACACAATACTTGGACATCAGGAAGATAGAGCTGAGGCCAGAAAATTACGAGCCTCAACAGTTTATAAACAAGGAAAGAAGGAGAAAGAAGAAGAGGATATTGGTAAAGTTCAAGATGGGGGTAGATCTAGAATTGAAGCTGCAATTAGTAATTCACCTATTGTAGTAGAAAATCTTTTAAATGAATTACAAAATCTAGATGATATGACAGTTGGTGATGTAAAATTTAATCCTGCGAATGAAATAAAAGAAGATATTATTGATATAATAGATGAATCTAATGATATACATGAAACTGTTTATGAGTCTTTTGATAACACAATAACAGATACTATGGTTGAAGCTAAAATAGAAACAAAACTTACACCAACCAAAACTGTTTTTACTCAAGAAGATATAAATCGAAGACTAAGAGCATTAAAAAAAATGAATAAATAATTAAAAATTAATGATATAATATGGCGGATAAAACGTTAAAAATCTACACTAAAGAAGAAGTCCAAAAAGCAACCTTAGAATATTTTAAGGGTGATGAATTAGCAACAGATGTTTGGATTAAGAAGTATTGTTTAAAAGATGAAAATAATTATTATGAATTAACACCGGATGACATGCATCGAAGAATCGCAAAAGAACTTGCGAGAATCGAAAAAAAATATCCAAATCCAATTTCAGAAGATGAAATTTATGAAACACTTAAAGAATTTAAAAGAATCATACCACAAGGATCACCAATGTCAGGTATTGGTAATGATTTTCAAGTTATTTCATTATCAAACTGTTATGTGATCGGCAATAAAGGAACAAGTGATAGTTATGGTGGTATTCTTAAAATTGACCAAGAGCAAATTCAATTAATGAAACGTAGGGGTGGTGTTGGTCATGATTTATCTCATATTCGTCCTGCAGGAAGTCCTGTTAAAAATTCTGCAATAACGAGTACGGGTATTGTTCCTTTCATGGAACGGTATTCAAACAGTACAAAAGAGGTTGCTCAGGATGGTAGGCGTGGGGCACTTATGTTGAGTATATCTATTGAACATCCTGATGCTGAAAAATTTATTGATGCTAAGCTTGAACAAGGTAAAGTTACGGGGGCGAATATTTCGGTTAAGCTTACTGATGAATTTATGCGACGTGCTACGCAACTTGAAGATAATGAGTTTTGGCAAACATATCCTATTGATTTAAAAATTCCATTGGGTGAAGAATATGATAAATTAATTATTAATGCAAAAGAAGGTGATTTAATATATCTACCGGATGTAGGATATTTGAAAAAAATTAATGCAAAAAAATTATGGAAAAAGATTATTCATAATGCGTGGAAGTCGGCTGAACCCGGTATTCTTTTTTGGGATAAAATTATTGGTGAAAGTATTCCTGATTGCTATGCTGATGAAGGGTTTACAACTGTTAGTACAAATCCGTGTGCCGAGTTACCCCTTTGTCCCTATGATAGTTGCAGGTTATTTGCTATTAATCTTTATGGTTATGTGGTAAATCCATTTACAAAAGATGCTCATTTTAATTGGGAATTATTTAAATCCGATGTTCAAATAGCTCAAAGGTATATGGATGACATAGTTGATCTTGAACTTGAAAAAATTGATGCAATTTTAAGAAAAATTGATTCCGATCCAGAGGATGATTTTATAAAAATTTATGAAAGAAGATTATGGGAAAATATAAAAGATATGGCATCAAAGGGTCGTAGGACTGGTCTTGGTATAACCGCAGAAGGTGACATGTTGGCCGCATTAGGACTAACTTATGGAACAGATAAAGCGATTGAGTTTAGTGAAAATGTTCATAGGTTATTAAAACTCATGGCATATCGTTCAAGTACTGTAATGTCGTTAGAACGTGGGTCATTTCCAATTTATAATAAAAAGAACGAAATGAACAATCCTTTCATTAATAGGATAAGAGAAGAAGATAAACAGTTATATGATGATATGATTGCTCATGGTCGTAGAAACATTGCACTTTTAACGATTGCACCAACTGGAAGTGTTTCAATTATGTCTCAGACAACATCGGGTATTGAACCGGCTTTTGAGGTGTTTTATAAACGTAGGCGTAAAATTAATGCTCAAGAAAAAGACATTCGAATTGATTTTGTTGATGATGAGGGTGTTGCCTGGCAGGAGTATCCGGTTTTTCATCATAAATTTGAAACTTGGCTTGAATTGAATGGTTATGATATTGAACAAGTGAAAAATATGTCTGATAATGAACTTAATGAAATACTAAAAAAATCACCATATTATAAAGCAACAGCAAATGATGTTGATTGGGTTAAAAAAGTTGAAATGCAAGGACGAATACAGCAGCATGTGGATCATTCTATTTCCGTGACAGTTAATCTTCCAAAAGATATAACTGAAGAAATGGTTGCAAAGGTTTATGAAACAGGATGGAAGAGTGGCTGCAAGGGGCTTACAGTTTATCGTGATGGTAGTCGTAGTGGTGTTTTGATAAGTTCAGAAAAAAAGACAGAAACACCATATGAAATTCACGTTCCCAAACGTCCAAAGAGATTGAAAGCACACATTCATCGTTTTCAAAATAATCTGGAGAAATGGATTGCTGTAGTAGGATTGATGGATGGAAGACCATATGAAATATTTACCGGTAAACTTGAAAATGGACTTAGTTATTTACCTAGTAATATAAAGGAATGTGAAGTTGTAAAAAATAAATTTGAAGTTGAAGAGATCAATGAAGAAGGAAAAACTATAAAGGTCACGAAAAAACGTTATGATATTGAATATATTGATAGTAATAGTGAAAGACAAGTTCATACGGGTTTAAATCAAGCTTTCAATCCTGAATTTTGGAATTATGCCAAGTTAGTATCTGGTGTTTTAAGACAACGTATGCCGATTTATTATGTTTGGAATTTGGTGGATTCTCTTAATTTCAGGGAAGATCATATCAACACATGGAAAAATGGGGTTGCGCGTGTGATTAAAAAATATATAAAAGATGGTGTTGAGGTGAATAAAAAATGCCCTAATTGTGGTAGCAATCATCTTGAATTTAAAGAGGGGTGTTTAACTTGCATGGGATGTGGAAATTCAAAATGTGGCTAAATTGAATGTCATTTGAAAAAGAATAAAAAAGTTGTTTACTATTACCGAACAACTTTTTTTGTTTTTAGTCAAAATTTTTGGGTTTTTATTTGTTTATTTGAAAAACATTTGTATATTTGCAATGAATAACTTAAATATTAAAATTATGAATTTAATAGTTTATTTTTTCGTCTCTTATTTTGTATGTGTTATTTTGTATTCAGTAATTGCAAGATATACAATATACAAGGGAAATGTGTATGTTAAATTATCCGCCATTGTTAAAGAGGGCGCGGTTGATTTTGGGAAAATATTCACAGTGATTCTTTCAATTTGTGGTGTCATAATTGGAATAAATTATGTTAGGGTTTTGTGGTTTATATGATTGTTTTAGAAAATAAAATAGTCAAAATAAACGATATTAATCACTATGAATATAGGGCGGGCTATTTTTTAACATTGGAATTGTTAAAAAAATTAGTCAGAGATTTTCAGATAGATTGCGTAAATAGTTTTGTTAGTAATGATGAAACATATATTGAACAATGGTTGAAAAATAATAAAATTGAATGAGGATATTGGAATGTCTAATAGAAACAAATTAATTCGTGCTATAGAAACTGCTCATCCAAAACTTAAAGAAGAAATTATGTATCATCTTGAAAATGTTGATCATGGACAAGATGAGGGTAAAAACTTGGATTATGATATAGTTAATGCGTTTGAGGATGCTATGGATACTATAGAAGATAATGATGAGTTTAAGGACTTAATACCACATTTAAAAAATTTATTTATTAAAATTGGCTATGCTATTCCAATATCTAAAGAAGTTTTTTCTAGAACAGTAGTAACATCAGGAAAGAAATATTGGTTTAAAAGAAATGGAATTTATTATGATGTTGCTGATTCTTGGGAAAATTGGTTGAAACAATAAGAATAATTCATATATATTACGTTCATTTTGAATCGCGATAATTTCGCGATTTTTTTTTTCTTAATATTTATGAAATATGGCAACTACTTATGGTATAGATTATCCATTTAGGGATAGTGCGATCGGAAATTATGTAAAGATGACTTCAACTCCTGAAAGGGAAGTACGGGCAAATCTTATACATTTATTATTGACAAGAAAAGGTAGTAGATATTTTCTTCCTGATTTTGGTACAAGATTATATGAATATATTTTTGATCAAAATGATATTGTGACATTTAATAATATTGAGGATGAAATACGAGAGGGCGTGCGAAAATATATTCCGAATTTGGATATAAATTCAATAAATATAATGCCAGCTGAAGAAGATCCTGAAACTCCATCAATGCCGGCTGAAGATGAGGATAAAAGATTATTTCGAATTGCAGATAATGCTGCAAAACCATATACGGCTAGGGTAAAAATAGATTATACAGTTAATAACGGAACATTTTCATCGTCCGATTTTGTAATTATTAATATATAATGAGCAGACTTAAATTATATGATATTGTGTGTGAATCGAGGGATATGTTTGAGGGATTCGATGAAACTGAATTAACTGAAGAGTATCCAACTGATTTTGATATCTCTAAATTTAAAATTTTACCATCATATGCGGCTAAATTGAGATATGCTGAAGAACATTTGGGGAAACCAATAGGGAGGGGTTCGTCACGAGTAGTTTATCGTGTTGACGAGAATAAAGTTCTTAAATTGGCAAAGAATCGACGAGGTGTTGCACAAAATGAAGTTGAAATTGATTGGGCGGGTGATGGTTATTATGAAAGTATTGTTGCAAATATTTTTGATTTTGATCGTTATGATCATTTATGGGTTGAAATGGAGTTGGCAATTAGAGCTAAACCAACAGATTTTAGAAGATTGTGGGGTGTGGAACAACAATATTTGGATTTATATCTATTAAACAAAGACGTTGAAAATCGGGGACGTCGTTCTCCATTTTATTTGGATGAACCAATACAGAAGAAATTAGATGAAAATGATAATGTACAATTATTAATTTCATTTATGTTGGATTCAGATTCACCAGCAAATGATTTGGGACGAATAAGTTCATGGGGAATTGTAAAAAGAAACGGAAAAGATCATTTGGTTTTAATTGATTTTGGGCTAACAAATGAGGTTTATGATACATATTATCATTAAAAATAAATAAAATGTCAAAACAAATAACATACGCAACAAGAGATTTTGCCGGACTTCGAGATGAGCTGGTTAAATTAACGAAGCAATATTATCCTGATTTAATTTCAAATTTCAATGATGCTTCGATTTATTCTGTATTGATGGATTTAAATGCTGCGGTTGCAGATAATTTACATTTTCACATAGATAGAGTTTGGCAAGAGACTATGTTGGATTTTGCACAACAAAGACAATCATTATTTCATATAGCCAAAACGTATGGTCTAAAAATACCCGGTCCTAGACCGTCTGTTGCTTTATGTGATTTTAGTATAAATGTACCGGTAAGAGGCGATAAAGATGATGAAAGATATGAAGGTGTTTTAAAAGCTGGCTCTCAAATATCTGGTGGTGGTCAAGTTTTTGAAATTGTTGAAGATGTTGATTTTTCAAGTCCATTTAATAGTAGAGGAGAATCAAATAGGCTTAAATTACCAAATTTTGATAATAATAATAAATTAATTTCATATACAATAGTAAAACGGGAAGCTGTTATTAATGGTGTTTCAAGAATATATAGAAAAGTAATTACAGATTTGGATCAAAAACCATTTTTAAAACTATATCTTCCTGAGCGAAATGTTTTGGGCGTTACTGCTGTTATTCACAAAGACGGTACTGGATATGGTGCAAATCCAACATCAGATGAATTTATGTTATCAAAAAATAAATGGTATGAGGTGAAGTCGTTAATTGAGGACAAAGTATTTATTCAAAATCCAACAGCTGCTTCAGATAGAGATAATTTTAAAGCCGGTGATTGGGTAAATGTTACTAAAAAGTTTTATACGGAATACACTCCAGAGGGATATTTTTCATTAACATTTGGTTCGGGGAATGTGGATCCTATGACAAATTTGGATAATTACATGACAAGAAATTTAAGAGTTAATCTTGCGACATTTTTAAATAATACATCATTAGGTGAAATACCAAAATCAAACACAACATTATTTGTTAAGTATCGTGTTGGTGGTGGTAAAGAGACGAATATTGGAGTCAATGTTCTTACTGTAATGGATACTTATGAATTAATTGTAAACGGTCCAAATTCGTCAATAAATACCCAAGTAAGTCAGTCAATTCGTGTAACAAATATAACACCAGCTATTGGTGGGTCAGACATTCCCACAATAGAGGAAATAAGAAATATGATAGCATATAACTTTTCAGCACAAAATAGGGCAGTTACGTTAAATGATTATAAATCGTTAATTGAAAATATGCCAAGTACATATGGTGCACCAGCAAAGGTGAGTGTTATGGAAGAGGATAATAAAGTGAAAATAACGTTGTTATCTTATGATGAAAACGGGGCGTTAATTGAGACAGTTTCTAACACATTAAAACATAATATTTTAAATTATCTTTCTAATTATAGGATGTTAAATGATTATATTGACATTCAAAGTGGTGAGGTCATTGATTTGGGGTTAGAAATTGATTTAGTTATTAATAAAAATGAAATTTCTACAGAAATATTAAAATCGATAATAGAACAAACAATATCATTCTTTTCGATATCAAAAAGAAAAATGGGAGATCCGTTATTTGTTGGAGATTTAATGAGGGAAATTGGTAATGTTACGGGCGTTGTTAACGTGGTGGATATTAGGGTATTTAATAAAGTGGGTGGTAAATATTCATCAAGTGAGGTTGTTCAAGCTTATGTTGATAATGAAACTAAAGAAATACAACAATCAGATAGTACAATTTATATGAAGTCCAATCAAATATTTCAGATTAGATTTCCTAATACAGATATAAAAATTCGTACTAAAAATCTCACTTCAGCTACATATTAATTTGTTTTTTGTTTATCTTTTAGAAAATTGTTTAGTTTCCTATTTATATTAGTAAAAGGTAATGCAAAAACATAGAATACATACAGATATTGGCCGAGATCATAAAATAACTGTACAGATTTCTAGCACGTATGATTTAATGGAGATATTATCTCTTAAATTTTCTCAAAAAGACATATATGCCTCTGGAAAATGTTCAGATTATGGTGTTGTTGTGGGTCGAGTCACAGCTAATAGTGGTTTTGGAATACCAAATGCTAAAGTTTCAATTTTTGTGCCTTTATCTGAAATGGATGAAAATGATCCAGTAATTTCTGCTCTTTATCCATATAAAGATATTAATGATAAAGATGTTAATGGGTATCGATATAATTTATTACCACAAAGAAAACAACATGGGGGACATGCACCAACAGGTACCTTTATGGATCAACAAGATATTTTAACACGAGAAGAATGTCTTGAAGTTTTTGAAAAATATTACAATTATACGGTAAAAACAAATGATTCTGGTGATTTTATGATATGGGGTGTTCCGATCGGGACACAGGTTTTACATATTGACATTGATTTGTCCGATATGGGTTGTTTTTCCTTGAGACCATATGACTTTATAAAAAAAGGATATGCTACTGATGATTTTGACAGAGTATATGCATTTAAATCAAGTTCTGATATAGATAGTTTACCACAAATTATAACATTTGATAAAACAATAGATGTTTATCCATTTTGGGGGAATGAGGAATTGTGTGAGATTGGTATTACTAGGACGGATTTTGATTTATCTGAAAGAAATATAAAAATAGATCCAGTTGCTTTAATACTCGTTTCAACTATAACGGACGATACTAATGACGCTGTTAAGAGAAATGGGAGAATTAAAAAGAAATCCGGATATAAGTGTAATTTACAAACAATACCGGGTACTGTTGAGTGTGTTCGTTTTACTGGTAAGTCTGTAATAGGATCAGATGGAATAACAGAGTATCCGGAACTCGAATATTTAAACATAACGGACACAATTAATGATGATGGCGTGGTAATGATAGCATTACCAATGAATTTAGATTATATATACACGAATGAATTCGGTGAACAAGAAATAACAAACGATTCAAGTAAAGGAATACCAACATCGTCTATTGCAAGATTTAGATTTGACTTGGATTTTAATACATATAAACATGCAACGGCAAAATATCTTGTTCCAAATATTCGAGAATTTAATCCAAATAATAATGGAACGTCTAATGGTGTTTTAAGTGACAGTGCATTAAGATATGGTGTTCAGTATAGTGAAGGGATGCTGGCAACATACACCTTTTCGGATGTGTTTGAAGATTATATAAATGTCGTTCCACCAATATCAGGAATGACATTAAGTGATTTAAACTATGATACGGATGTAAAGGAACACAAAAAAGATTTAATGCTGGGCACGAACAACACACTTAGTCCCGGATCTCCTGAAGATTATTTTTATAAGTTCATTTCAAATAAAGTATATACTGTTTCGTCATTTCAAGGTACTCATTATGAAACGGCAAAAATACGAGACGCATTTTTAGGGATTAAAGAAATACAACCGAATGTTGAAGATGATTGTGCATCAAACACGAATTATTTTCCAACGAATTTTGCGTTTAAGAATCGAACGAAATTTACATTATTATTATCACAAGTTTTATTATTCATACAATTTATTTTTTCTGTAATAACAGTAAAATTTGCCGAAATTATTGGAAGAATAGCTTATAGTATTGGAAGAACATTTTTAAGTATCAATATTATGGGTGCTAAAGTTTTTCCAAAAGTTGGTCAACAACTTATTGATTTTTCTTATAGAACACAAGATAAATATACACAACAATTACCATTAACAATTTATCCTGATTGTGAGGAATGTACGGCTGATGATGAAACATTAATTCAAGAATGGACATCATTTAGCGATAGATATTGTCGAATAGCGGAGGTTAAGTTTAAAGTTAACGTAACTCCTATTATGGTAGAATTATCAGCAACGGTAGATCAATTACAAACAAGTGGTTCTACGGAACCTGGTGCCAATTTTTATTCGGTATCACCTAATGTGTTTTCTAGTTTATTGAGTGTGAATGTATATGATTCGTTTTATGGTGATTCTGCTCGGCAAAATACGGATTTGTGCTCGGGAACAACAGAAATGCATTACACACAATTAAGTGATTTACATAATATAACACTACCATCATCAAATGAACCGAGGTATGGCGCTGAAGTATATTCGTGGTCGTCAAATGTTACTGGAACAACAATAACTGGAATGACAAGTTTTAGTTCGTTTAGTGGATATTTTAAACCGATAAATAGTAATGAGCCCGAAAATATTGTGATACTTTCACTACCCATGGCTGCTATGTATGTTTATTTTAGTAAAGAAGTATGGAATGAGTTAACTGGGATGGATTTTATCCATAATCCAGAACTTGAAGATGAAATATATGATTTATATGCTGTTATTAGAATATATGATAGGGCTTTAGTTTCTGAGGAATTTCCGATTACTGGCGAAACAATAAATGTTGAAGTTGGATGTCAAAAATATGATAAATTATATAATGAAAATATAATGTTTCAATATTTGTGGACAAATGATCCGGCTTTAGGTTATAATCCTTCATTACCAATTTTACCACCTAATTATTCAGATGATACCGGATTTAATGAAAATCGTAATATGCCGTCAACACATCCGTATTTAGTTTCAACGATAATAGGTACAAATAGTACTAGACGATTACCATTTATGCATGATTTTACGAGGTATTCAAAAAGACGAAATATTGGTATTCAATACTATGATAGAAAAACCAAATCTGGCTTAAGTGAATTTAGAGACGGATTATTTACAATAATACCCGTCATTCAGGGTAAGAGTTACAATTTAAAGGCTATTCAAGAATGGTATAGAAGAAAAAGAGTCGGTTTAACGTTTTGTGGTGGTGTTATTAATTATTCATTTATTGATAATTGGATTCATGGTTTACTTTATTTCTTTAAATTCCATAAAAGAATTAGGTGGGATGATGAAAATAATTATGATTTAAATCAACGAGGATCAAAATATCCAAAAGAGCTTGTTTTTTATAATATTAGAGAAAAAGAGTTTTATTATAGATGTTGTCCTTATGTTTATGTAAACGAACAAGGAATTTTTACAGGACAAACATATATTCATGATGGACATAATGTACAGGAAATATTACACCCAACAACATTTTTTGATCTTGGTGTTCGAGATGAATTTTTATCTGAAATATGTACTGAAGCAATATTTGATCCGACATGTTCTGTGGTAAGAGATATAACATCAACATCATATCAAGATCCGGGGGGTATTGTTGAACATGCAATTAATTACCGATTAGATACTACTGGTGCGAAATTTAAAGTTGATGATTTTTTTAGTAACACTCATTATGGTTCAAATATAAAAGTTTTTGATGGTGATGTTACACAATTATTATCAATTAATTGTGAAACGGGAATAGAAGCTTTTGATACAGATAGTCCACATTATTCAATGTACAATGGTGAGTATATGGATCCAGAATCACCAGAATTTGATAATTATTTTTGTTTTGGTTCATTGTTCGGGCCCACACCGATAGATTTTAAATTTGATTTTAATGGAAAACGTATAAGATTATGTTTGAATTATAGGCTGGGTGATTTTACTCAAATTGTACCGTTTTATTTGTGGAATAAAAAAGGTGAGGGGTTTGGTCAATATGGGAATGATTCTGATAAACAAACATGGGATAGGACACAAATAGCCTCAATGCCATTACAACGAATATTTTCTATAAGTGATGTATCTGGTACTACAACAAATTATCTTATGGCGGACGGAGAAGAAGAATATCTTCTTAAACCGATGACTATAACCCATAACACATTTAGTATGACAGGTGCCACAGAAGATATGTTAGAAAGATTTGAGGTAATTAGTTTAGAACCACCAAGCGATTTGAATAATACTATTGGATTTATTGAGGGTGATTTGTGGTTACAAGTTTTAACTTATAGCGGAAGTGATTATCGAAAAGATCCGATAACTGGTATAATATATGTCGTTGTTAATAAAATGTGGGTACCACAATTCAATAACATTTATGAAGATAATTACAGAGAGAATTTTATACCTCAAACAGCATTGAATTATAGTGGTGAAAAACAAGTTCTTTCAACACCATTTTTATTTTATTTTGGTTTAAGGCCGGGCAAAACAGCACTCGATCTTCTAATAAAATCATTTGGTGATAGTGATGCGTTTATTTCGGATGAATTTGATGAATGCATTATTTCTGATATAATAACACCTACACCACCACCAACACCATCAATTTCGACACCTATACCATCAATTTCGATTCCAATACCTTCAGCTTCACTTCCTACACCATCATCACTGCCACCTGATTATGTTACAGTTAATATATTAAATAATGCGTCATCATCACTATCAATATCTGAATTATGGATTGGTGGAGAACAACAGCATCCGGATCCACCATCACCAGATTTCCCATATTATCCTGGTGATAGTGGTGTGTTAATGTATTATGGTGGTGGGAGATACACAATTGTGGTGGTTATAAATGGGGTATATACAATACCATCATATTTGTCATTAGTCGATAGTAGTGGTGATGTCATTAATACGACTATAACTAATGAAGCATCTTTCCCATATAGTATTGTTCATTATGGTAGATTAGTAGTTAGTTCTGCACCTGTCACAATATCACTTAATGATGGTTATCAACCAGTACCATCACCAACACGAACACCATCAATAACAGTATCACGCTCATCTGGCGCGCCACCACCCTCGCCGACACCAACAGTAACACCGACTCCGACACCTATTAGTGGGTATATATATGAGGTTATATCTTATGGTTGTTATGATGGTACTAATTGTGATCCACCATCAATGGAAACAGAATATATTATAAATGAAAATCCTTTAGATGAAGGAATGTATTATAAAGACGGTATTGAACAAAAAGTTTATTATATAATAAAAGAAGAAAGTGGTTTTTTAAATCCTAAAGTTACACATATTTCTGGATTTGGATATTCATCGTGTAATGGGGCTTGTCAAGAATTACCTGATTAAATTATGTAAATGAAGAAAAAGAAGATCATATTACCAAAGCTAAGGTATGAAAACGCACCTGAAACAGATAGTCAAATTTCGATTGGATTCGAGTCTGATAAATCTCTTTTGAGAGGGGATGATAGGGATGTTGTTTTAAACTTATCTGAACAATTTACAGAAGAACGTGCAAATTGTAAACGATATAAGTTATATGGTAAGATGAGAATGGTTTTTAGAAACCTATATGCTGGTGCAACATCATATGATTATTTACGTGAAAGATTATCCTTAGTTAGTGATGGGTCGGATAATAATTTCTGTGGTTATCTACCATATAACGAATTTGCGTTTTTAAGAGATGATATATATTATGAAACCACCGAATCATTGTCGGTTACTTCATTGAGTGGATTTACAGGATTTACCATGGTTACAAGTGGTCCAACTGAACATCAAACAATCACATCAGTTACAGCACCATATCACAACTGGAATCTTTATACGAGTTATATTTCGGGTCAAGTTGATAATTTTCCAATGAAATATACATTGTCTGGCCGAACAAAAATTGAGGGTGAAAATGTTATAACATTTACTAGTGGTGATGGTATACCATTTAGGGTTGAAGAGACTGAAATACATTATGTTTTAACAAGTCCGGTACGACATGGAATTAGTCAGGGTGAATACATCTTGATTGATGGAAGGTATTATTATGTGAATTCAGTTGGTGACAACATATTTGATTCTGAACATTATGTTATTAATATATTAAAATCACAGTTAAGTGGTGTTACTTTTAATCCGTTAGTTATTGGAAAACGTTGTATAGACATTAAAGATACTGAAAATTCCACGTCAAAATATTATGTACATAAACATACAATATTAACATCATTGGGTGATTGTATTATTGATAAAGTAGGATTTGAATCACCAATTTGGGAAGACGAGAAAAAAGTTTTATATGAAAATAGTGTGGGGGATAATGATGTTCTTGTTGTTCGAAATAGGATGGAAGCCGTGTTATTTGATTCATTGGAACCGTTTATTTTAACTGGAATAACAAATAATTTAGGCCACACACCGATAGAACTTTATACTACAATTATTTTTAGAAATGGAAACGGATATTTCGAATATCCACCAAAAGTTGGTTATTCGTTTCATATGCATGATTCATGGATAGATGAACATTTTGATGGTTCAAATTCAATTGAAACTGGGTTAACGTCAACGTCATTTACAAGAGAAGGTTTTGTATATCCATTTTTTTCCGGAAATTCATTATCTAAAGGTTCAGAATTATATGGGGCGTTTGTTGAATATAATCCGAAGGAATTAAAAGAAAGAATAATATCAGAATCTTACCATAAAATTGTTAGTAATAAAAATATTTTTAATCATGGCCAAGATCTTGATGAGGTATTTTCTGGTGCAAGTGAAACGAATCAAATTGGACTTCTATATCAACCACATCATAGATTTAAGTTAAAGGAATTATCACCTTATATTGAAATAGCCGATGATAGTACACCAATATATAATCTTCCAGAAAACGCAAAGTATTTTCCTAATGAAAAACTTTGGAGGTGGCGAGATGTATATGAAGACGGATATATTGATCCAGATGGTTATGGTGTAGATCATCCATATTTAAATAATATTCATTTTGTACATAAAGATATTAATTTTTATATAAGAAACGAAAAAATTTATAAAAATAAAAAAGATGGGGTTATTAATTTTTATAGGAGAAAGGATGTTGATGAATGTGTTGACGATTCGGTAATTATTAAACGTGGAGACGCCGAAATACCCGAACCATCTATATCGGTTTCCCCATCAGTGTCGTTAAGTGTAATGCCATCTATTACACCTACGCCAACATTATCTGTTAGCATATCTATAACACCATCAATATCGATGTCATCATCTCAAGGTACGTCGTCGACACCGTCACCATCATTGTCATTAACAAGAACTCCGTCGGTTACTAGAACACCAAC